CCGGCGGCGATCAGGGCGCTGGGCGATGGTTTACTTTGTGCGGCAATCGCCAATTGCTGTCGCGTCATCTGCTTGCTCATGGTTTGTCCTTCCTTGGTGTTATGCGAAATCCTCGATATGCGTTTCGGTGGTAAGAAATATCTGCCTCACCCACCACCCCAGCCGAAATCGTAAACCCCGGCGAGATCACCTTCTCCGCGTCGCCAATCAGCGTCAGCAACTCGGCTTTCGCGGCCTGCTTGTACTCTTCGTGCTCTTTGGCGAGTGCGGCCGCGCCGTTGTAGGCGTCGACCAGCTCCAGTACGCGCGCACGGCCCGGCAGATCGTCCACACGCACCACCTTGTCCGGCTCGGCGTAGCCGTACAGCTTGGCGATGAACTCGGCGTCCTGCAGGTAATCGGCGGCCGGCGCGGCGCCTTGTTCGATGGATGACCAGAACGCCGTCGCTTCGGCGATCAGCGCCGCGCCCACGTTGGTATTGCGTGATCTCCGGTACGTCACCGCCCGATTTCCGCCCACCAGCACGCCGACGATAGCCCAGTCGCGGTTGATGACTTCAAGCTGGTGCTGCACTTGGCACTCGATGTGATCGGGCATGTCGTCCTCGGTCCACTTGTCGCGGAACACAAGTTCGTCTACCTTCTTGATCTCGAAAAGGCCGGGCCCGTCTTGGTTGACCGCGCCCACAATCTCGAAATCGAACGACGCGCCCAACCGAGTGGCCGTGTGCCGCACATAGGCGTTCAGCTTCCTGATCTTCAATCCGAGGTCATGCGCGATGCCGTGCGCGATCACGGCCTCCATGCGCCGCCCCCATTTCATGCGGTCGTTCTCTTCGATGGTCACGATTGCACCATCGCGCTTGCGGTGCCACAGCTCGAACGGCGTCACGTAGGGCGAGAGGCCGAAGAATGCCGCCGACTCGGTGCTCGTCACGTCCTGGGCGCGGAGCGCATGCCACGCGGCCTCGCTGCCCGGATTGAAGATATCGCGGTCGCGGATGCGAATGGGGGGGGCGTTCACCGGCCCTCCGACTTGGCGAATTCATGAGCGAAAAGTAATGCCATGGTGCGCAAATGCGTGGCCTCTGGACCGCAATGACGAGGGTCCTCCGAGAGGTCGCGAATGGCGGCCCAAATTTCGTGCTCGAAGTCGTAGTTTTCGACGGAGAAAATTTCAACATACCGCTCTACCGCATCGTCTCCGCCAATTCTGGCGACCAAGTTGCAAGAAAAATTCTCGCCGCCAGCCGCCATGCCTTCCGCTGCTTTCAGGAAAACCTCACTAGTTTTCATCTTCCCCTCTGCGTCGTAGTTATAGGCGAATGCGGCGCCGCACGCTGGCGATTTCGTCAAAGATGTCGTTGGCGCGATTCAGGCAGGTGCGCAGTTCGGCCTCGATGGGCGATTCGATCTCGCCCACCTCTCTGGAGGTGGGGACGTTTGGTGCCGGTGGATCCTCGATGCTCACCTTGTCGGTGGTTTCGCGCAGTTTTGAGAACTCGTCCGCGATCTTGGTGAGTGCGTTACGCAAGTCGCTGATGCGCTGCTCGACCGGCGTGTTTTGGCGAACAGCTTGGCCAGCAGCCGCTTGCAATGCTGTGGTCAGCGGGCCGCGTCTGTTTTCGTAACCTTCCATCATGCTTATCTCCTCTGCGTCTGTGAACAAACCACGGCCTGCACCATGAGCGATTCATGTTTCAGCGCATCAGCACAAGCCTTCCAGGACCGCGCCCAATCGTCGCGCACCAACCATATGCCCAAGCAGGTTCCGAGAAGGAAACCGATCAGCAGGCAGATTAGGGCGTCGGCGAGGCGGGTCATGGGCGCACTGTAGAACCGAGACGAAAACGCGTCCAATGAATAATTTCAATCACCACCCAAAAACTGATTGCCAAAAACAATTTGCCGAGGACCGCTACCAGGGCTACATTTGCCGCATGACAATCGAGACTACCAATATCGCTCTGCTGGCGGAAGTGAAGCGAGCAACGTGCATGTTCTCCACCGCGCAGATCAAAAATCTCTCTATGCGTTCCGGCGTGAACGTGGCGACCATCTACCGCATCTCGCGCGGGTTGGTGAACTCGCCACGCGGAAATGTGCTGCGGCGTCTGGCGCGCGCGCTTGAGTTGCAATGACGATCGCCGAGCTGAACGCCTTGATCGCCAGCTACCGCGCCACCCACGGCGGCCGCAATCCCATCGTGGTGCTCGATGGCGTCATGGAAGCATCTTGGTTGGCCGGTGTCATGGGCTTGGAAGGTGATATTGGCTCCGCTGTCGTTCGCATCGACGGCGCTCGATACGATGGGTGTTTGGTGATGGTGGATTGGACGTGAAAGTATCCCTGAGCGCGTGCAGTGACGGCGCGGCGGCCGGCAAGCTTGCCACTGGGCAACCCGGCTGCGGCTTTACAGTGGCTGCTGCCGTGTGATGTGACGGTTGACAGTTCGGAAAGGCGATCACCCGCTGGCCATGAGAGAACGCCAGCGCTGGACGAGGGTAACCAGCACCCAGAAGCAACGCGATCACGAAATAAGGCAACCCGGCGCGCATCTCCTCCCTTTGTGCGCCGATACTACAGGGCCTCGCCAGTGGGTCTTTGCCGAATAAATTGGACTTGGTGATCGCGTTGACTTGTGGGTGAATGCGCAGGCTGATGCGCGAGTGAAAAAGAGCTGCGGAGCAGAAGGAGCCCCGATGCTTTATCGACCTGGAGAGACACCAAGGCGAATCGGTTGGCCGTCGAGGCGGTACCGCCGCAAGCCGGAGATCAGCGCCGGCCACCCACTCAACAAACGGAGACGCAGCATGCTCGACCATCATAAAGCGATCATGATTCCGAGTTGGGTATTTCAGGTCAAGCCGCGACTTAAGCTTGCCAAATACGATCACGATTGGCAATGTCAGTCGCATCTCTGTAAGGCTTATGGGAGCACGCCATGGATTGCCTATTCCAGATGGGCAACTTTGGTGATGGCGAAGGGCTATGCCTGACCGCTGCCGCACATGCCAACACTACGTCTCAGGCCGCACGCTCCGCTACGCCGGCGTTTGCAAGTTGATGCCGCGCAAGCGCAGTGGGGCGCCAATGGTAATCAGTCCGAACGGGGTGTGCTACTTCGCTGTATCGCGCTACGAACGGAGGCCCGATGAGCACACCAACGGCTGACCAGCAACTATTCCTCGCCATGGACTACCTGCAGCCCTACACCTTCAGCGAACTGCTGCTTGGCGATTGTCGAAACATAGCGCCCGGGATTGAAGCGCAATCTGTTGATCTCGTTATCGCCGATCCTCCATACGCAGAAACTTCACTGAAATGGGACCGCTGGCCATCTGGCTGGCTCGATGCGATCAAACCAGCCATGAAACCGAGCGCATCGTTGTGGGTGTTCGGGTCTGTGCGGATGTTCATGGAGCGCGGAGAAGAGTTTCGCAATGCTGGCTTTAAACTGGCGCAAGAGGTGGTGTGGGAAAAACATAATGGCAGCAATGCATTCGCCGATCGCTTTCGCCGAGTGCATGAGTTAGCCGCCCAGTTCTATCTCGGAAAGTGGAGCGACATTTACAAGAATCCACTATTCAGTGAAGATGCTGTTGCTCGGGCCGTGCGACGCAAGAAAAAACCGCAACAATGGGGTGGCATAGGAGACTCATTCTACGAATCCCATGATGGCGGCCCGCGCATGATGCGCTCCGTTTGGTGCTGCAGATCGGAGCATGGGCGCGCAGTTCACCCAACGCAAAAGCCGCTAGGCGTCATCCAACCGATCATCGAGTATTCATGTCCTCCAGGCGGCCTGATTCTCGATCCGATGGCAGGTAGCGGCACCGTCGGCATTGCTGCCCGACCTAATCGTCGCTCGATTCTGATTGAAAGTGATCCTGGGTATTTCGCTATCGCTGAGCAGCGCTTAAACGCGCCTATTACTGACCTTCAGGCGGCTGACTAATGCACCTCCGCCCCTACCAGCAAGACATCATCGAAGCCACGCGCACCCATTTGCGCGCGGGCACGAAGTCCATTCTGATCGAGTCCCCCACCGGCTCAGGCAAGACCGTGCTGACCGCGTTCATGCTCTCGAACGCGGCCAAGAAAAATAACGTCGCATGGTTCGTCGTGCACCGCCGCGAATTGATTGAGCAATCGAGCGCCACGTTTCAACGTGTCGGCTTACCGCATGGCATCGTTGGCGCGGGCTACATGCAGGACCGCCGGCTTCGAGTGCAGATATGTGGAGTGCAGACCTTGGTCAACAGGCTCGACCAGCTGCCGGCGCCGGGACTAATAGTGTGGGATGAATGCCCCCACTGTTCTGCAGGAATGTGGAACCGCGTCTATCAAGCACACCCCACCGCAACGCACATCGGCCTCAGTGCCACGCCAGAACGCCTAGACGGCACCGGCCTGCGTCACTGGTTCTCCGTCATGGTCGAAGGCCCCTCCGTACGCTGGCTGATGGACAACGGTTACCTCTCCGACTACCGCCTATTCGCCCCCGCTAAGCCCAACCTGGACGCCGTGCATACGCGCATGGGCGAGTTCGTGACCACAGAGTTGGATGCCGCCATGGACGTGCCCAGCATTACTGGTGACGCCATAGGTCACTACCGCAAACTAGCCGATGGCAAGCCCGCTGTCGTGTTCGCGTGCTCGGTCAAGCATAGCCAGCGCATCGTTGAACAGTTCCGCCATGCCGGATACGTCGCTGCGCACATCGATGGCACTACGCACGCTGATGAGCGGCGCTATGCCATGGCCGAGTTCCGCGCCGGCCGCATCCAGGTGCTCAGCAATGTGCAGCTCTTCGGTGAAGGCTTGGACGTACCGGGAATCGAAGTGCTGATCGACCTCAACCCCACGCAGTCCCTCGGTTGGTGCATGCAAAAATGGGGGCGCGCACTGCGTCCGGCTGAGGGCAAGACGCACGCGATCATCCTCGATCACGCTGGCAACTCGGCGCGACACGGGCTGCCCGACGACGACCGCGAGTGGTCATTGGATGGCCGAGTCAAGCGGCGCAAGGCCGACGACGCACCGGTGCCGGTAAAACAGTGCCCGCGTTGCTACGTCAGCCTGCGCGCGCACGTCATGACGTGCAAGGCGTGTGGCTTCTTGTTCGAGGTAAACGGGCGTGAAATCGAACAGCGGGAGGGCGAATTGGCTGAGGTAGACAAGGAAGCGATCAAGCGCGCCGCGCGGCGCGAACAGGGTGAAGCGAAATCGTACGAAGAACTCGTTGCATTGGGGCGTCGCCGTGGCGTACGCTGGCCGGAGAAGTGGGCCAACTACATCATGGAAGGGCGCAAAGCGAAGGCATTACGTGAGCAACTTACCAGGAGGGAATATGGCCAAGTTTAAGGTGGGGGACAGAGTTAAGGTGGTGCGCGTCTCGTGCGCATCGGTGCATTGCTATCTTGGCCAAGAGGGCATCATCACTAGGCCTGGCTGGATATTAGATTGGTGCGTTGATTTTGGCCGGCCAATTAACCCGGCCGTTCTGGCCGGCGTTCCGTCGGGGTGCAGTGTTGTCGAAGGAACTTTTGACGAGAACCAGCTGGTTCCGGGCATTACTCCATCGGTTAATGCCTGGGCCACCGAAGCAGTGCGCAAGGTAACGAAGCCGGAGCCGGTGCAGCCGGCGGTGCCGACCAAGACGGAGGTATGCCATGGCCAATAACAAACTCTTCATTTTCGATACCGAGACCAATGACTCATTGCTGGTAGGCAAAGGATTTGGGCAAGGATGGGGTGGGAGCAGACAGCAGAGGCCATGTATACGTGGATCAAAGATCGCGATATTGCGGCAAGTAATGCTGGCGCATCAAAACTCATACTCATAACACAAGATGAGTATGACGAATCAAAAAAACTCGCTGCCCCGCAACCCGCCATGGATAGGTTCGAGCACATGGTGGCGATCCTGTACGCGGGGCGCGATGGGAAGTCGCTGCAGCTGCGCCGACGCGGCACGGCCGAGAAGTGGTTTGATCTCGGAGCATGCCGTGAGAACTTCGCGCCCGACTTCGCCACTTACGAATACCGCATCAAGCAGGTGGCGCGAGAGTGGTGGATAGTTCCAGGAAGAATCGGTGAACGCCCGGCAGCTATTGCTGAATATCAAGCTGGCGCAGTCACCCATCCTCACGCCATCCATGTCCGCGAGGTGCTGGATGAGTGAGCGCTCGACGCAAGCCGACATCCTGCTGCGCTGCTCGATCGGCGACACGCGGCTGTTTCGGAACAACGTCGGGCAAGCGTGGATGCCGAGTCGTGGTGGCGAAGTTATCAAGACGCGTTACAAGGGCCAGGAGGGGGTCATCATCACGAACCCCATCCCTGTGCGCTATGGCCTCCACGTCGGCTCCGGCGACCTCATCGGCTGGCGTAGCATCACCATCACGCCGGACATGGTGGGCCAGCGGGTGGCGGTGTTCTGTTCATTGGAGGTCAAGTCATCGACCGGCCGCGCCACCGACGAACAGCTCAACTGGGAACGCCAGGTGAACGAAGCCGGCGGCCGCGCGGGGATTGCACGCAATGTCGCCGAAGCCGGCCTAGTGCTCGACGGCGCCTGACGCCAACAACTACAACACGCCGAGGGGATCTCCATGCTGGACATGGACGGGTGCATTGCCCACTTACACCAGGACATTACGAAGTGGTTACAGGCATGGCTGCCTGATGGATGGAAGTCTGATGGACATTACGTCGCCGACCTGGAGGAGCGCGGCCTCGTTCGAATCAACGTCGACACCGCAGCCTGGTCGCTGACGCGCGGCGACACCAGCGGCACCGATTTGCTGTCGTTGTACTGCTTCCTGCATGGCGCGCCCATAGAGCGAGCGCTACAGCGCCTGCACCCAGCGAAGTGCGGCCTCTCCACGCTGTCGGCTGATGGCCCGGTGGTCATCGTCTCGACACTGGCCGACGCCGCCGAGTGTCTGCGCTTGGTGCCGGCCTACAGCCCGCTGCTGTGGCCTGGCCTGATCCATTGCTGGGAGGATGCCGACTACGCCAGGTTGGCCGGCCGCAAGGCGCTCCTGCTCCCCAAACCAGAAGACGAGGGCTTCATGCGCGCCTTCGGCCAGAAATCGCTCCTGGGCCTGGTGGGCGAGGTCAAGCTCTGCCCCCAAGACGGCCCGGCGCTCGCCAGCTTCGACACGCCGGGCTTCATCGCCTGGGCACGCGGCCGCGCACGCACCCTCACGGCGCCGGAGCCTCCCATCGTGCCGCCCGCGCCGACTGTTGAGGCACCCCCGGCCGCCGCCACGCCCAAACGCCGCCCACCGCGCCTGACCGTGGTGCCCAACCAGACGGACGGAAACACTGCGCTCAAGCCCGACCCTAACGCGTTGCCTGATGGCCTTCCTCCCGAATATAGCGATGACGCCTTGGCGCTCGCCTTCACCGCAGCCCACCCGGACATGCGCTACGTCAACGCCTGGGGCAAGTGGCTCAACTGGAACGGCCGCCAGTGGGCAATCGATACCACCCTCGCCGTGTTCGACCGCGCGCGCCTCGTCTGCCGCCAGTTCGCCGAACAGGCTAGCCACAACCCCACCTTATCGCCCAGCCAGCAGACCCGCATCGCCAGCCACATCGCCTCCGCCAAGACCATCGCCAACGTGGAGCGCCTGGCGCGCGCCGACCCACGCCATGCCAGTTCGCCCGACCTGTGGGACGCCGATCCCTGGCTACTGAACACGCCCGCCGGCACGCTGCACCTCCAGACCGGCAAGCTCCATCCCCACCGGCAGTCCGACCATATTACCCGCTGCACAGCCTGCTCACCAAGCTCTCAGGCGCCCGCCACGTGGCTGGCCTTCCTATCACGCGTCCTGAACGGCGATGACGCCTTGGCGGCCTATCTACAGCGCTTGGCGGGGTATTGCCTGACCGGCCTCACGCGCGAACACAGCTTGGGATTCTTCTACGGCACGGGCGGCAACGGCAAGGGCACGTTTTTGAATACGCTCACCGCGATCATGGCCGACTACGCTGCCGTCGCTAGCATGGATAGTTTCACAGAGAACAAAACCACTCAGCATCCGGCTGACCTCGCCATGCTACGCGGCGCGCGCCTCGTGACCGCCCAGGAAACGGAGGCCGGCAAGCATTGGAATGAGCAGCGCATCACGAGCCTGACCGGCGGCGACCCGATCACTGCGCGCTTCATGCGCCAGGATTTTTTCACCTACATTCCACAGTTCAAGCTCATCATCGCCGGCAACCACAAGCCGCGCCTCAAGTCCATAAACGAGGCCATCCGTCGGCGCATGCACTTGGTGCCCTTCACACAGACGATCCCCGAGAGCGAGCGCGACCCCACGCTGCCCGACCGTCTGCGCGAGGAATGGCCGCAGATCCTCGGTTGGGCTGTTGCTGGCTGCCTGCAGTGGCAGCAAGCGCGCCTTGACCCGCCCAGCGCAGTGCTGGAGGCGACGAATACTTACCTTACCGATGAGGATCGCCTCGGCGCTTGGATTACCGAGTGCTGCGATGTCAAACCGAGCCATGCCGGCACCCACGGTGACCTCTATGCGAGCTACGAACGCTGGTGCGACCGCAACAAAGAGTCGAAGTACGGAGGGGTCCGTTTTGGCAACGAAATGGAGCAGCGCGGCTTTTCTAGGTTGGCGCGAGCGGAGCGAAGAGAGCGTGGCTATTCGGGCATTCGGTTGGCCGACCAAGCCATTGGACCGCCCTCTTTGCCCGGTTCCCCGCCCCCTTATTGGCAGGAGGAATTCCCTGATGAATAGCTCAGGTTTTCAGAAATCCTGTGCCAACCTGTGCCAATGCCCCGAAAATCACTTGGCACAGGTTGAAAAATCACACATGGAAAATATCATTGCGCATCAACAACTTAAAAAATCTGGCACAAGTTGGTACAGGTTTGCTGTATCCCCCTCTACGCGTACGCGCGCGTGTGAACGGTCAAACCCGGAAGGTTGTGCCAACCTGTGCCAGCTGTGCCAAGGAATTTATTAAGTGAGCGTTAACTAACTTATGGAAATGTCAGCAGCTCTTCCGGACTTCCACGACTTCGCTGGCGCCTTCATCGGCAACGGTGCGACCATGGCCGATGTGCTGTCGGAGTTGACAGGCATCTCCTGGCCGCTTACAGTCGCGGCTATGGCCAACCAACTCATCACGCCGCGACAGATGAAGCGCGAAGTCTTGCGTCAGGCGCGCATTGCCTGCGAGCGCAACGGACTCGACAACCGAGCGCGAAAGCAGATTGCGAAGGCGATGTTGGCTGCGCTTGGGCTTGGTGCAATCAAGCATTGAAAACGCCCGCAAGGGGGCTTCTCGCAAGCCACAGAGGCATCGGCAGCGCCACATATCAACCGCAATTTCTGAACTAGATGCAACTCGATGGCAAAAGGACGAAAAACAGGTGGACGCGCGACCGGAACGCCGAACAAGGCCACGGCCGACGTGCGCGCGATGATCGCGAAGGTGGCCGAAGAAAACGCGACTGCGTTTGGCCGCTGGCTCGCGCGCGTCGCCAAGGACGACCCAGCAAAGGCCGCCGATCTCTACCTCAAGGCGATCGAGTATCACATTCCGAAGCTCGCTCGCACCGAGGTAACTGGCAAGGATGGCGAGCCGGTCCGCATCGTCGCCAGCACGCATGATGAACAACTTTGACACGGAGGCTGCATGACCAATGTTGTGAACAACACCCCGACCCCCACGACGCAAGAGTTGGGCATCACGCCGCAGAACGCGACGATTCAGCATGACGGCCGATTTTGGCAGGTTTCGCAGTACCAGGACATCCCCAACAGCAAGACCATGATCGTGGCATTCGAGACCGGCGAGTTCCTGTGGCTCGACAACTCCACCATCGTGGACTATTACCCGACCGCTGTTGTGTACGCCTGGACGTAGATTTGCCCCGTCATCGCAGCTGGCTGGCGGCTGGGCGTCACGGGTAAATGACGCCACTTCTTGCCCTCTGCGCGGCCCCGAGGGTTTGACCAGCAGGCCGTGATTCGATGAAGCTGACCCCAAAGCAGCTCGAAGCCCAGGCCATTCTCGCTGGCATCGCGATCCACCTGATGCTGTTCGGTGGGTCGCGCTCCGGCAAGACATTTCTCCACGTGCGCAACGTGGTGTTTCGCGCACTCAAGGCGCCGAAGTCGCGCCACCTCATCCTTCGCTTCCGCTTCAACCACCTCAAGGCGTCCATCATCCTGGACACTTTTCCGAAGGTGATGGCGCTCGCGTTCCCCGGCGTCGAGTGGCACCTCGACAAGACCGACTGGTTCGTCACGTTGCCCAACGGTTCCGAGATTTGGTTCGCCGGCCTCGACGACAAGGAACGCACCGAGAAAATCCTCGGCCTGGAGTTCGTGACGATCTACCTCAATGAATGCAGCCAGATCAGTTTCGAGTCCTGGCAGATGGCCGTGACGCGCCTAGCGCAGCTGGTGATGACCGACATCGAGGGCGCGGAGCCAGTGCCGCTGAAGCCGCGCATGTACTACGACGAAAACCCGCCGTCTAAGGCGCACTGGACCTACAAGCTGTTCATCCTCAAGATCGATCCTGAGACGCGCAAACCACTTCCTAAGCCGGAGAACTACGCGCACTTCCGTATCAACCCCGAGGACAACGAGGAGAACCTGTCGAGCGCCTACATGGACACGCTGCGCTCGCTCTCGGCACGCATGCAGAAGCGTTTCTTGCGCGGCGAGTTCGCTGATGCGACGCCGAATCAGCTCTTTCCTGAGGAGCACATCGACAAGTGGCGCGTGGTCGATGGCGATGTGCCCGAGCTGGTGCGCGTGGTGGTTGCGGTTGACCCGTCGGGCTCTGGTGACGAGAACAACGCGGACAACGATGCCATCGGCGTGGTGATCGGTGGCCTAGGTATCGATGGCAATGCCTATGTGATCGAAGATGCGACGGTCAAAGCCGGCCCAGCGACGTGGGGCCGCGTCGCCACGACCGCCTACGACCGCCACGAGGCCGATGTGATCGTGGGCGAGACAAACTTCGGCGGCGACATGGTGCGCCAGGTCATCCACACGGCGCGACCGCGCACGCCGTTCAAGAAGGTGCACGCATCGCGCGGCAAGGTGCAGCGCGCCGAGCCGTTCAGCGCGCTCTACGAACAGGGCAAGGTGCGCCACGTTGGCAACTTCCCCGAGCTGGAGGATGAGATGGCTGGCTTCTCCACGAACGGCTACACTGGCCAAGGCTCGCCCAACCGCGCCGACGCGTTGTTCTGGCTGCTGGCCGAGCTATTCCCGGCTATGGTGAAGCCGCGCAAGCCGGCGAAGGTAGAGCAGGACGTGTACGAAGGGGGCGCCTCATGGATGCGTTGACCGGCTACGAGGTGGCGGCGCTGATCGTCGCCATTGTGTGGTGCGCGGTATTGGTGCTGCTGTTGCTGTCGAGCCCAGACGATTGACAGTGAGCGCACACTGTGACACCCTGCTAGACCATGGACGCGTTCATCCGTGGTGACTACTTAGGCTTTCACCCTTCGGTGCTGGTGCACCGGCTCGCGAACATTGCGGGCGATGTGGATCTGGGCGAGCACACGCGGGTTGACGCGTTCGTGACCATCACCGGCCGCGTGCGCACCGGACGCAACTGCCACATCGCGACAGGTGTGGCCATCTTCGGTGGCGCCGGCACCATGTTTGACGATGCGGGCGTGATCCTGGGTGAAGGCGTCGCGCTCTCGCCGGGCGTTAAGGTGTTCACGGCTACAACGGACCTGGAATCAGGCCTGATCACCGGCCACACTGGCGCCGATCTTGAGCGCGCCGCGTTCGAGGCGCCTGTGGTGATTGAGCGCTATGCCAGCATCGGCTCCAACAGCGTGGTGCTGCCCGGCGTGCGCATCGGCGCGCAAGCGCAGATCGGTGCACTCTCCCTCGTCAATGAATCCATCGCGGGCGGTTTCGTCTATGCCGGCTGCCCTGTGCGCCTGCTACGCGCACGTCCACCGCTGAAATACGCCAATGCCTGAAGCAACCACGCTCGACGACGCAAAGGCGCCTAAGGCGTCCGAGTTTCCAGAATCGTTCATGACCGAGGCGCGCAAGCGGTTCGCGCGCGCGGTCGATTCGGTATCAACCAATCGCAGTCAGCAACTCGACGATCTCAAGTTTGCCGCCGGTAGCCCGGACAACAAATGGCAATGGGATGACTACGCGCTGTCCAACCGCGCAGCAGACCCTGCAGCGATTCGCCCAGCGCTGACGATCAACCAGCTGCCGCAGCACATCAACCAGATCACAGGCGACCAGAGGCAGAACCGGCCGCAATGCCACGTCATCCCAGCGAACAATGGCGACGAAGAAGTCGCCAAGATGTACGACGGGTATATCCGCTACGTCCAGGTGTCGTCTGACGCGGACATCGCCTACGACACGGCTTGCGATGCCCAGGTGACGCACGGCGAGGGGTTCTTCCGCCTCGTCACCGAATACTGCGACAACATGTCGTTTGACCAGGACCTGAAGGTCAAGCGCGTGCGCAATCCGTTCGGTGTGTACATGGACCCATCCATCCAAGATCCGGTCGGCGCGGATGCCAACTGGTGCTTCCTTGTTGACGACATGACCAAGGATGAGTTCGAGGCACGCTGGCCGAACGCGGATTGCGTGGGCTGGGAGTCTGGAGACCGCAGCGCGGACAATGCGCTGTGGTACGGCAACGGCACCATCCGCGTGGCTGAGTACTACTACGTCGAAAAGACGAATCGCGATATCTACCTGATGCCCAATGGCCAAGTCTATGACGTGCTGCCCGAAGGCTGGGTCGCCGGCATGGCGCTCAAGACGCGCAAGGCCGAGTTCAAGAAGGTAAAGTGGTGCAAGATGTCGGGCAAGGAAGTGCTGGAGTCCACAGAATGGCTCGGCACTCGCATCCCGGTCTATCGTGTCGTGGGTAACGAGTGGCTTGTTGAGGGTCAAGTCGTGGTATCTGGCATCGTGCGCAATGCTAAGGACCCGCAGCGCATGATTAACTATTGGACCTCGCAGGAAGCCGAGATGCTGGCGCTGGCGCCCAAGGCGCCGTTCGTGGGGGCGGCCGGCGCATTTGAAGGCTACGAGAAGAAGTGGCGCCAGGCGAATACGGTGGCATGGCCGTATTTGGAGTACAACCCGATTCTTGAGGGCGAAGTGATGGCGCCCCCGCCACAGCGCATGCCGCCGCCCATGCCAGCAGCCGGCATCATCGAGGCCAAGCTGCAAGCCATCGATGCATTGAAGCAGACGACCGGCCAGTACGACTCGTCCATCGGCCGCGCGTCGAACGAAACGTCTGGCCGCGCAATCATCGCGCGCGAACGTCAGTCGGATACTGGCACATTCCACTATATTGACAACCTCTCTCGCGCGATTCGACAGATGGGCCGCGATGTTGTGGAGATCGCGCCCAAAGTCCTCGATACGCCGCGCCTGCTGCGCATCCTTGGCGAGGATGGCACGCCGTCTTTGGTTGGTGTGGACGTGAACCAGCAGAACGCAGTGACCGAACGCGAAGGCCCGGACGGTGCGCTGGTGAAGTTCTACAACCCGAAAGTGGGCAAGTACGACATCACCGTAGTGGTTGGCCCATCCTATTCAACCAAACGAGTAGAAGCGGCCGAGAACATGGGGCAACTCATCACCGCCGCGCCGAATCTGATGGACATTGTCGGCGATTTGTGGATGAAGAACTCTGATTTTCCTGGCGCTGACGAGATGGCCGCGCGATTGAAGAAGTTCATCGGTAAGGTGAACCCAGAACTCATCGACGAAGAGGGCAAAAAGCAAGACGATCCGCGCCTCATGCAAGCGATGCAGATGGTCGAGGCGCTGACTCAGCAGATGCACGAGATGCAGGCAATGCTCGAAGAGGCGCAGAGCGGTGTGGACGCACAGAAGGCCGACAACGACCACATCAAGGCCATGGCGACCGTCTACGACGCCGAAACGAAACGCTTGCAGGCTCTAGCGCCTGCGTTGGATGCCGCTGCCGTGCAGCAGATTGTGATCGATACCATCACGGGGCTGCTCTCGACACAGGCACTCAGCGAAGAGGCAGCCGAAGATGAGGCTGAACCGGCTGCCGGCGGCGCTGGTGCTGCCATGCCGCCGCAACCCCCGATTTCCACTGCCGCTCCGGCGGCGCCCACGCCATAGGAGGGCATCATGGGCATCAAGAAAACCACCGAAGGCATCGGCTGCGCGCAATACAGCGGTGCCGATGCGGTTGTGACGCTGTCTACCGCGCCGGCATCAGGCATCGCACTACCTGGCAGCGCGTCGCCTGGCGTCACGTGTCCGTCGTATGCGGTGATCATTATCGAAGGCGGCACCGGACGTTGGATGTGCGATCCGCTGCGCCTAGCACCCACGTCATCGCTCGGCATGCCGCTCTCTGGTGAGCTAGATCTTGATGGGCCGCTGGCGCAGTTCCGCATTTTCCTGCCTTCGGGCACCACCATGAACGTGGCGTACTTCGTCTAGGAGGCATCATGCGCATCTTCGTCATGCTGTTTTCGCTACTGATTGGCGTTGCGTTCGCGCAACCCCATGGCAACCCGTCGCCTACGTCTGGTACTGCCGCTATCACCGGCGGCACGATCAATGGAGCAACGATAGGCGCCACCACGCCCGCCAGCGGCACCTTTACCACGCTACGCTTCACTACATCGCTGACGGCTGATAGCCCGGGCCTGATTATTCCGTCCGGCGATTCGCTAGATATACGCAGAGGCACGAATGCGCAATCAATGTACCTCTACAACACGTATACAAGTGCCACAAGCTATGAACGCGCCCGGTTGCAATGGTCAAACAACGTGCTCTTCATCGGGACGCAAGTTGGCAGCGGCGGCGGCACGGATCGCGGCATTCGCATTTCCAGCTCCGGCGGCGGTATTTTCGCGATAAATGAATCCAACCTCGCCGCTGTTTCGTGGGCGGTGCAGTCGAGCAACCATTTTCTCCCTGGCAGCACAAACAGTTTCGATTTAGGCAGCAGTTCACAGACTGTGCGAACTGGATATTTCGGAACATCTGTCGTGGTTGGTGGTGCAACGCTCTTGCCGACGCTATCTGGCACATCGGCGTCCCTGGGCGGTGGCGCGTTGCTAGCCGGGGATTGCGCGTCCAACACGACGACCGTAACCGGGGCTGCTTCTGGCATGACGGTCGTCGCAACGCCCGGCACCTATCCAGGCGACGGCAATTACTGGCTAGCCTACGTTTCAGCGTCGAACACGGTGACCACGAAGGTGTGCGCTGTCATCGCTGGTACACCCACGGCAAGCACTTACAACATCCGAGTCATTCAATGACCTGGCGCAGCAAACAAGACACCGACTCATTTGCCGGTTCCACTCTCACTCCGCGCGGGGAGTGCTTCGAGATTTCACATCCGATCAGCGGGCAGAAAATATACATCGTTCCTTACAACTCGGGTTTTGCGATCGAGTACAAAGGCACGATAGAAATGTGGGTAGATGATTTCTCCGTGCACAACAACAACCGTGGCGGTAGCGTGGTCGGACAGCCGGCGCGGCACTGGGTTGGAGATAACCTGGATCTCGGCGGCATCATGCTTACAGCGGTGCTTGAAACGCATCTGGATGGTGGTGGTGCACCGATTGTCGACGATCAATGGACCGAAGTGGTGTCGCAGCGATTTTCTGGTGCTTCACATGGTGGCATGAGATTTGTCACCCGGAGCACTGGAGACGGATGGCAATTTCGGCGTGGCCCCATCGGCAACGAAACCGTTGTTGCTGACATTGACACTATGGTTGCACAGATTGCAGCTCTGACGGCGCGCGTGACAGCGCTCGAAGGGACTTGACAAGCATCGGAGTAGGCGTTCACACTACGAACTGTGAGTGAAAACTTACACCGAATAACGGACTAGACCGGATTCTAGGAGCCACAATGGCAGAGCAGGACAACGCAACACCAGCAGCACAACCCACGGGGGGTAACCCGGCACCTACGGCAGCGGACCCGGCAAGCACCGCCACAGGAGGGGAAGCGGCAACCCCGCCAACATCAAGTGAGCCGAAGTGGAAGCCCGAGACTCCGGAGCAGCAAGCCGAAGTCCAAAGGATGATCCACAACCGCGTTGAGCGTGAAAGACGCGCGCGCGAACGTGCCGAGGCGGAAGCCGACACGCTGCGAAAGCTGATTCCCCAGCCCAAACAGCCCGAGGCCCCCACCGACAGCGATCCGCGCCCGAAGCAAGGGGATTTTGAACACTGGGACGATTACCAAATTGCCCTCGGGCAGTGGGGTGCGCGCCAGGAGTTCAAGACCCTCCGAGAATCGGAGCGGAAGCAGGACCAGGAACGACAGGCAACGGAACATGCGACCTCGGTACACCAGCGCTACGGCGCGGCAATTGAGGAAGCCGAAACCCTCAACTCGGGATTCCGAGACGGGTTTGACAAGCTGATCCGACTGCCCATGTCTGCCGCGACAGGCGACGCCTTGCAAGAGGCGATTGCCATGTCAGACCGGGGCGCCGACTTGCTGGCGCATTTGGCGGGCAACCTGGCCGAGGCCGAGCGCATCGCGAAACTCTCACCGTTCATCGCCGTGAAGGAACTCGGCAAGCTGGAAGCCTCGCTCCCGGCACGCCAAAAGGTGTCCGTTTCGCAGGCGCCTGCTCCGGTGAACCCGGGCGGCGGCTCCGGCGGCGCGGTGGTGGACGACAAGGCGCCCACGAACAGCGACGATTACCGGAAGTGGCGAGAGAAGCAACTCGCGGCGGGACGGAGGTGAAAAACGCGGCCGGCTGACGGCCATAGCTGGAGGACCCAACGGTGTCCAATACCCTGCTCACCCCCGACATGATCACCGATGAAGCATTGGTGATTCTCCACAACAACCTCGCCTTCGCGCGCAACGTCAACCGCCAATACGATTCGTCTTTCGCGCAGACCGGCGCCAAGATCGGTGACACGCTGCGCATCCGCCTGCCGAACCGCTACACGGTGACGACTGGCGCAGCCATGCTGGCCCAGGACACGATCGAAACTAAGGTCAGCCTGACCGTCTCGACGCAAAAGCACGTCGCGATGAATTTCACCAGCAAAGAACTCACGCTGTCCATCCAGGACTTCAGCGAGCGCATCATCCAGCCTGCCATGGCCGTGTTGGCGTCCGCTGTTGATCAAGACGGATTGGCCCTCTACAGCAATATCTACAATTCGGTGGGCACACCCGGAACCACGCCGGCCACGTCGCTGGTGATGCTGCAAGCGAACCAAAAGATGAACGAGTTCGCCACGCCGATGGATCGCCGCAATCTGATCGTGAACCCAGCTGCCAACGCGTCCCTGGTTGACGGCATGAAGGGCCTGTTCAACGCCGCCACGCCGATCAGCGAACAATTCAAGCGCGGCAAGCTGGCGTCCAACGTTCTGGGCTACGACACCATCGACATGGACCAGAACGTGGCCATCCACACCACAGGCTCGCGCTCCACGTCGGACCCGATCCTGGTCAACGACACGGTTGTCAGCGGCGACAGCACTATCAGCCTGGACGGCGGCACCGGCTCGGCCACCATCAAGGTGGGCGATGTGTTCACCATCGCCAACGTCTACGCCGTGAACCCGGAGAACTACACGTCCACCGGCCAACTGCAACAGTTCGTGTGCACGGCAACCAACACGGCTTCGGGCGGCGCTTGGACCGATGTGGCGGTGTCCCCGTCGTTCATCACATCTGGACCGTTCCAGACCATCAACGCACTGCCGGCCAACGATGCGGCAGTCACGTTCATGGGTGCGGCCAGTACCGCATACCCGCAGAACATGGCATACCACCGTGATGCGTTCACGCTGGCGACCGCCGACCTGGAACTGCCGCCCGGCAACGGTATTTTCGCGTCGCGCCGCGTCATGGATGGCATCTCGATGCGCATCTGGCGTCAGGGCGACATCTTCAACGACCAGGTGCCGTGCCGTGTGGACATTCTCTACGGCTGGGCTACGCTGCGTCCGACAATGGCCGCACGCATGTGGGGGTGATCCATGGGCGCGACCATTTGGGAAGATCGCTACGGCGTCGTCGCCGCGACCCTCACGCCGGTCAGCACGGCCGCCGGCACGACGGCAGAGCAGACATTCACGGTTCAGGGGCTTCTGCCTACTGACTTCGTGAGCGTCAATCTGCCGGCTGCGACGGCCTATCTTGGCTTGGTGGGCGCGCGCGTCTCCGCTGCCAATACGCTGGCCCTGACGTTCTCGAATCAGAGTTCGGCTGGGCTGACATCCGCCTCCGGCGTGCACCGCATCTATGTGCACCGCGCCGAAAAGCAGATGACCTCGTTCCAAGTTTGACCACCGTCCACACAGGAGGTAATCATGGCTGGTCGCCAACCTTATGACGGCAATACCGACCCGGGCGTCACGCTCGGTCGCTCCACGTCGTCTCTCGTTCACCTTTACGGCGGCACGGGCGTGGCCCAAGCGTCCGCCATCACGTCCGTGGGCACGACTGCGGCAACGTCAACCACCAACGCGTTCGGCTACACGACATCGACGCAGGCTGATGCCCTTGTGACAGCCGTCAACGCGCTGCTGGTGGCCGCGCGCAACATCGGTATCATCGCAACGTAAGGAGCGCGCATGGCCGATCTGAAGCCGGCGCGCACTGAAATTGGCCAGGTTCCTGCCCTGCAATTCGATGGGAGCCTGGTCATTTTCACTTCGTTCTACGAACAGCACGGATACGCTGGGTACATTCACTCTCTTGCGGTGACGCAGATGGTACTAGAGCGCTTGGGCGTCAAATACGACTACTGGCCGGCATCGGGCGACTTCCATGTGGAGCGCGCTGTCAACAAGGCGCTGACCGAGTTCGTTAACTCGGAGCACACCGACTTCCTGTGCATAGATGCGGACGAATCGTGGGATGCGGCCGGGTTGCTGCGGGTGATCAACGCGCCGGAGGATATCGTGGGCGCGGCCTATCCGATGAAGAATCGGTGGCAGGAGTGGACCGCCCAGGTCAAGACGAACGAGCAAGGCCATCCGATGGGCATCATGCGCGAGGACGGTTCGCCGTTCCTGGAGGCCGAACGCTTGCCGTTTGGCTTTCTGCGGCTCAAGAAAGCGCCCTTGCAGGCCTACCAGGCCGCGCACCCGGACCGCTGGTATTGGGATGGTGAGTTGAAGGTCACGCAGTTCATCTCGATGGCGATTCGCGATCACCAGCTATTCAGCCAGGATTTCAATTTCTGCGAGGACTTGAAGGCACTCGGCTTCCGGCTTTGGATGGAGCCTGACGTGACCATCGGACACTTCGGCCTGGTCGAGCACATCGGGAACTGGGACAAGGACATGCAGCGCCGCCACAAGGAACGCCAGGCGTTCGCTACGGTGGCGCAGATGGCCGATCACATCGCCAATCGCCGCGAGGCGGCGTAGGAGGTTATATGCAGAATACCGTGTTGGTTCACCCGGTGCACGGCACCAAGGTGGCAACTCTCGAAGCCGAGATCGAGCAGGACAAGAAATCCGGCTGGAAGGTCCGCGAGGATCAGCCTCGCGCGGAACCGCCTGCGCCACCCGCGCCCCAGGTTAACACGTTGGCCGGCCCCGGTCCGATCACAGCCGGGACGCCATGGCCCGAAGAGACGCCCAAGCGTAGCTTGCCTATGGGCGTCGAGCAACTGCGCGCCGAATACGAAAAACGCTTCGGCCGCAAGGCGCATCGTGCGTTGACCGAGAACCAGCTGCGTGACGCGCTAGCGGATGCGGCGGTGGTGTAATGACCGCGACGACGGTAAACGACCTCGTCAACGGCTCGCTCAGCCTGATTGGTCAGCTTGCCGAGGGCGAGACGCCGTCCGCTGCCACGTCGCAGCTGGGGCTACGCTGCCTGCGAGACATGGTCGAGTCGATGAACAACGATTCGCTCATGATCTACGTCATCTTGGACAACAGCGTGGCGCTGCCAGCTGGCACGCAGACCATGAACGTGGGCGTCGGGCAGACGCTGAATATCGATTGGCCGACGGTCGTTTACGATGCCGTGTTCGTGCGTGACAACAACGTGAGTCCACCGCTGGACTTTCCCCTCACGCTCCTCGATGAGATGCAGTTCGCCTCCATCGCGGCCAAGACGATCCAGTCCAGTTACCCGCGCTACGTGTACGCGGAGCGCAACTACCCAGTCATGGTGCTGAAATTCTGGCCGGTGCCGCAACTGACGCTTCAATTGCATGTACCCACCTACAAGCAGCTTACTGACATTGCCAGCCTCACCACGTCCATCAACTTGCCGCCCGGCTACAACCGCATGCTGAAGTACAACCTGGCTATCGAGCTGGCAAACGAGTTCGGCGTGGAACCGCTGCCGTCCACCGTGAAGGTGGCGGCCAAGTCCAAGCGCTCGCTGATGCGCGTGAACGACAAGGAAGAAGTCATGAACATGCCCACCGGCTTGATGGCCGGTTACTGGGGCGCCAATATCTATCTGGGCGACACCACGCGATAGGCCATGAAAACGCCCTTCCTCGGCGGTGCGTACAAGGCTCGATCTGAAAATCTCGCCTGCCAACGACTCGTGAATCTGTACCCGGAATTGGCCCAGGACGGTGGCCAGGACGTGGGCGCGTTTTTCGGTACGCCGGGGCTGCGCTATCTCACCACCGTGGGCACAGGTCCGATTCGTGGCATTCGCCCGTTTTTCGATCAGCAACTTGCCGTTGTATCTGGCAATGATCTTGTTGCCGTTACGCCCACATTTTCTCAATCAGTGGTGGGCACGATCCCAGGTACTGGCCCTGTATGGATCTCGAATGACGATGCCAGCGTTGTCGTGGTGGCGGATGGACGCATGTTTCAGTTCGATGTGTTCACGAACACTTTTTTCGAGGTAACAACAAACTTCGCGGGCGCTGGGTCGCTGGACTTCCAGGGTGGATTTTTTATCTTCAATCAGCCGAATTCGGACATCTTCTGGATTTACGATGGTTCTGGCAGCATTGATCTACTGGACAACGCCGTTGCGGAGAGCGGCGCCGATCATCTGGTGGCTGTGCTGGTCGATCACAACGAGCTGTGGTTGTTCGGCACCTCTACTATTGAGGTGTGGACCAACGTGGGCGGCGCCGACTTTCCCTATCAGCCGATTTCCGGCGCATTCATCGAATCCGGTCTGGCGGCCGCGAGCAGTCCAGCCAAGTTGGACAACTCCATTTTCTGGCTTGGCTCGGATACTCGTGGCGGCGCTGTCGTTTATCGCGCGCAGGGTTACACTCCCGCGCGTGTATCCACGCATGCTATCGAGCTGGCTATTCAGGGCTACGAACGCGTTGACGATGCCATTGGGTTTGCCTATCAGCAGGAAGGGCACTCGTTCTACGTGCTCTCGTTTCCAACCGGCAATGCGACCTGGGTGTTTGACGTGGCAACCGGTCTCTGGCATGAGCGCGCCTACATGGACCCTGAGACTGGCGAGTTGGGGCGTCACCTCGCGAATTGTCATTCGTTTTTCCGTCCGATTGGTGAGCACGTGGTCGGTGATTACCGGAATGGCAATTTGTATGCATTCGACCTCGACACCTATACGGATAACGGCGACTATATCAAGTGGATGCGCTCCTGGCGCGCTCTGAAACAGGGCACTAATACACTGAAACGCACGTTCCAACATACTCTGCAGTTGGTCGGCCAGACCGGCGTAGGGCGTGGTACGGTGGCGCCGGATATTCAGGGCTATGATCCCCAAGTGATGCTGCGTTGGTCTGATGATGGTGGCCATACGTGGAGCAATGAGCACTGGAAATCTTTCGGCCGATTCGGTGCATCCGGATATCGCGCGATCTGGCGCAAATTAGGTGCTACCGAAAAGCTGCGCGACCGCGTCTATGAAGTATCTGGCACCGATCCGACCAAGCGCGCGTTTATCGGCGCGGAACTAGAAGCCAGTCAGGGGGTCTCGTGACTTTGTCCGATGATCGTGCGGCTGCGCTCGATGCATGCTGGGAGTCAATTGGACGACGATTCTTGGATCGCGCGCATTTTGACGAATTCATGCAGTCGTTCCAATTCCTTGCGTTCAAGGATGGCGAGCGAACGGCCGGCGCATTTTTTTTCGCTGGCCCCGAGGTGCATGTGGCCATCGTGCCGGCCTATCATCGTCGCTGGGCGACACGCGGGCTAATTGAGCGCTGTCTGGCGCCCGTCCTGGAGCGCTACGGTTATTTGAGTACCACAGCGCAGAACGATGCGCCGGCCAATATCCGGTTTGTTTTGCGCTTGGGCTTCAAGTCGGTGCATAATGATGGTGTAAACACTCACTTCGTTATGGTTCCACGTGGAACTTTCGTAGAGGGCGACGATGCGCATCTACACTAAAATCGTCATGGATTGGTCCGGAAACATGCTCGAATCGGAAGGTTTTGAGTACGATGGACCTGTTGCGCAATGCGGTCCGGCGCTCATCCCGGCAGCGGCTGCCATTGGGGGCGCCCTGATCGGCAGCAAAGCGTCCAAGGACGCTGCGAGCACGCAAGCCCGTGCTGCCGAGTCAGCGGCTGAAGCGCAGTTGACCGCTGCACGCGAGGCGAACGCGCTGCAGGAGCGCATCTATAACCAGAATCGCGAGGACATGGCGCCGTGGCGCGCGGCCGGCGTCAATGCGCTGGGTGGATTATCCGCTGGCTTGGCGCCAGGCGGTGATTTTTCGCGCGCCTTCACGATGGCCGACTTCCAGCAAGATCCCGGCTACGAATTCCGCATGAACGAGGGGCTGCGCGCGCTCCGCAACGCTGCCTCAGCGCGTCGGATGGGTCGCTCACCAGCCTCATCCATGGCATTGACCCGATATGCCCAGGATTACGCGTCTGGTGAGTTCGGGAGGGCGTTTGACCGCTATCAGGCCGACCTGGGGGGCCGCTACAATCGACTTGCGGGCGTTGCTGGTACTGGACAGCAAGCCACAAGCCAAATCGGCGCCTATGGCTCGAATTTCGCGAACCAAGCCGGTGCGAATATCACTGGTGCAGCTGCCGGTGCGGCCAATGCTGGACTGGCAGGCGCCAACGCGCGCGCCTCTGGTTATGTGGGCGGCGCTAACGCGTTGGCTGGTGGCCTGTCGAATTTGGCCAACTACTATCAACAGAATCAATTGCTGAACCGATTCAGTGGTGGCGGCCTTGGCTATGGCACTGCCGATCCAACGCAGGCTGGGAGCGGTTACCCATACTGACATGGCCGAGGATCTGAAAAAATTTCTCCAAGAGCAGGCCGAGGCTGCCGGCATTGCCAAGGCAATTATTCGCGATGAAACGGCACCTTACGGACTGCGCTTCGATGCCGTACAACTCGAGTTGCGACGTTGCGAGATGGCTGCAACTCCAACAACGCCAGAAGAGGTAGTAAAAGGCGCGCGCGTGTTTGAGAGTTACTTGAAAGGCGACTAATATGCCTCTCGATCCCAACATCGCCCTCAGCTTCCGCATGCCGGCGCTCACCAGTCCGCTGGAACTGGCCGGTCAATTTGCCCAATTGCGTGCCGCCGAGAATGCCAACGCGCTCGCCGGCTACAACCTGTCAAAGGCGCGCCGCGAGGACGAGGCCGAGAACGCGCTTGCCGATGCCTACCGCGCATCGGTGGGCGCGGGCGGCCAGATCGATCGGACGACGTTCCTGAACAAGCTGGCGATGGGCGCCGGCGCGGGCCGCATCCCCACCGCGATGAAGAATTTTCGCGAAGAGGACAAGCAAAAGGTCGAACTCGACAAGACCAAGGCCGAGACGCGCGACAAGAACCTGGCCATCATCGGTGGCGCGCTGGTGTCGTCAATGCAGGATCCGAGCGATGAGAACCTGGTTCGCAACTTCACCGCGCTCGATGGTATCGGCATTGACACCGCATCATTGCGCCAACAGTTCGCCGGCATGAATCCTGATCAGCGACGCCAGACGATCAAGGGATTCGCGAGCGGTACGGCTGTAGGTCGAGAAGCAATGCAAGCGCTCACTTCAAAGGTCGAATACAAGGATGCTGGTGGCGCACTGGTGCCAGTGGAGACGAATGCACTGGCTGGTGTGATTGGTCCGACAGCTGGCCCGCAAATCGCCAGGACCCTGACGCCTGGTGAGCGCCTTGTCGATGCTCGGACGCGCGCCGAGGGCGCCGCAAACCGTGCGGTGACGATCCGTGGTCAGGACTTGGCGGCGGCCGAGCGCGGCATTCCGTCTGGCTATCGCCGTACAGCTTCTGGCGAATTGACCTTCATTCCTGGCGGCCCCGCAGATCCTGCTGTGAAAGAAGCTGGAAAGCCTCTCACCGAATTCCAAGGAAAATCGACTGCGTTTGGACTTCGTGCCCAAGCTGCGCATGACATTTTGAATGAGTTGGCCACGGCAGGCAATGCGATGCCCAGCGTTCTGAAACAGTCTGTTCAAGGCATTCCTCTGGTCGGCGGCGCGCTTGGAATGGGCGCCAATGTCATGGCATCGGGGCCGCAGCAGCAAGTTGAACAGGCCCAGCGCGATTTCATCAATGCCGTGCTGCGTCAAGAATCTGGCGCGGTCATTTCTGACTCTGAATTCATCAATGCCCGCCAGCAATATTTCCCGCAGCCTGGCGATTCGCCTAAGGTGATCGAGCAAAAGCGCGCTAACCGAGAGCGAGCAATCGAAGGCTTCAAGGTTTCTGCTGGCCCTGGCGCAGGCCAGATCAAATCGGAGCCGCGTGGCGCCGCAACCACTGCTGGAGTGGATTCTTTCGATGAGATGCCCGATCCTCGTCTTTACAATGGCCGCACAATTGACGACTCGAAAACCGGCATTGCATATCGCTCCAACGGCAGCAGCTGGGTGAAGGTGAAATAATGGCCGGCCGATTTGCCCTTCGCGCCGATGATGTTGCAACGACCGCGCCGCTGCCGACAGCGACCAGCAATGGGCGCTTTTCGCTGCGAGCACCAGAGGCCGCGCCCCCATCAATGGCCGACGCCATGGCTGCTGTGCCAGGCGGCGAGATCGTGCCTGGCTTGGAAACTGCTGCCGCACTCGGTACAGGAATGATCGGCGGCCTCGTTGGTAACGTTGCTGGTGTAGTGAAGGGCCTTACCAGCGGCAAGCTGGGTACTGCCGAAGGAACCCAAGAAGCAGCCAAGTTTGGTTCTGATGTTGGCAAAGCGATGGTATACGAACCTCGCTCGGCAAAGGCGCGCGACTTCCTGGCGTTGCTGGGGAAGGCCATTGAGGAAACCAAGATTGCTGGCCTCAACCCCGCAACCGCAATTCCCGCTGCACCAGCTATTGCGCCGGCCGCGCGCCAAGGCGCTCAAGCAGCCGAGCGCGGCGCAGCGGCCGTTGCTGAAGCCATTCCGGCGCGCGCGGCCACTGCTGCCATGCCAGGCGTCGGGGCAGCCGAAACCGCAGCCACTGCATTGCGTGCCGAACGCGCAGCCGATCTACCGGTTCCGGTACGCCTGACGAAGGGCGAGTTGACGCGCGACGCGGAACAGCTTCGTTTCGAGCGCGAAACCGCCAAGTCGGATGCCATTGGTGCACCGCTTCGCGAGCGCGCGCAGGAAAAGAACAAGGCCATTGCGCAGAATTTTGACGCATGGATTGATCAGACCGGATCGCAACTGCCCGGCACTGGCTCGCTGGTTGATACTGGCAAATCAGTTGACCGTGCGCTGACCGCCAAGGCGGAATTCTACAAAGGCAAGATCAACCAGGCTTACAACGAAGCCCGCGCTGCCGGTGAGATGGAGGCGCCCGTTGGTGTGGCGCCGTTGGCCGAGTTCCTGAACAGTCCTGAAGCCATCGCTGCGCGCGCAACCGGCAATGCCGGCGTCATCAACGGCGTCGAGAAAGCGCTAGAAACATTCGGCGCAATCCAACGCACGCCTGAAGGTCAGATCATTCCAGGCCAGATCAAAATTAACGATATCGAGCGTGTGCGCCAGATGGTGAATGAGATTTCTTCGCCAGGTACGCCTGATGGACGTTTCGGCCCGATCATTAAGGGCTTGATCGATCAATCAACCGAAGGCGCTGGGGGTGAAATCTACCGACGCGCACGCATGCTGCGTCGCGAGTATGCGCGCGAATTTGATGACCGCGCCATGATCACAAGCCTGATGTCCGAAAAGAAAGGGAGCGTTGATCGCAAAGTCGCCTATGAGAAGGTCTTTGACACAGCCATCTTGAATGGCAGTCTTGATGATATTCGCTCCCTTCGTCGCACCCTGCAAACTGCTGGAAAAGAAGGCGATGCCGCATGGAAAGACTTGCAGGCGCAGACCGTGAAGTACATTCGCGATGAAACGCTATCGAATGCCGCGCGCGATACCGCGGGACAGCCTATTCCTTCATTTGCTAAGCTGAACGGTGCTATCGAAAAACTGGACAAGAGCGGCAAACTGGACTTCGTTTTCGGCAAAAAGGGGGCCGAGCAACTGCGTCAACTGCGTGACGTGGTGGGCGATCTGCAACCACCGCCCGGCGTGGTGAATACGTCGAACACAACCGCCACGATTATGGCGGCGCTTGCCGAAACCAGCGTGCTTGGAGGGCCTGTGCTAACTGGTTTGCGTCAGCTCAAGAATTACGCCGCCGAGCGCAAAATGAAAAAGCGCGTCAATGAAGCCCTGTCCGATCAGGCGGCGCCGTAATGGCCGAAATCATTACTCTCACCGCCCCCATGTCGGGCGGCTACCTGTGGTTCGCGCTGAAGCGCTCGAACACTGTTCAGGTAGTGGAATTCGACATTGATGCGGGTGACTTTTATGCAGCCTATCCGACCGATCACATCTACGTTCTTGCCGATACCATGTTCACGAACTGGTATTACGGACGCGGCATGGCGATCTGGAGCGATCACGCTTGCATCGAATATTTCGACGGCTCGCAGAATCCGCCACTCTACGAATGCGCGGCGATCCCCGTCAGTGCAACACGGCATGTCACACTCAAGGTTAACAATTCATACGTATGCGCGTTCATCGATGGCGACTATATCGCCTCGTACCCAGTCGCAAATCCCAACACATCTGGGCTTTCGTTGGTGCTCATTGGTGCCACCTCGGACTCGAATCCTGCGCATCCCGAAACCCAATTTACGATCAGCAATCTATCGGTAACCGAAGTATTTACGAGCGATTGCCCAGGAGATACCATGCCCATCAACATCGTCGCGCCGCCGCCTAAATTTCAGGCCATCGACGCCAACGGCAATCCCTATGCTGGCGGTAAGCTCTACACCTATTTCGCCGGCACCACCACACCTCAGCCAACCTATCAGGGGCTTGGTACGGGATCGCCTAATACCAACCCGATTATTTTGGATTCAGCAGGTCGCGCAACTATTTTCCTGCTGCCAGATACGCGGTACAAATTTGTACTCTACGACGCCAACGATGTACTCGTTTACAGCGTTGATCAGATTTCGGGCGACATCTCCAATCTCAGCCAGTATGTGGCAACGGCGACGGGCGCCAACACCGCCATTACGATGGCCAATCGCTTTGCGTGGTCGTACGATGTTCGGGATTTTGGCGCAGTTTGCGACGGCAACACCGATGACACAGCAGCGGTACAAGCCGCGATTGCCGCATTCCCCACCGTGGGCGGCGATCTGTATTACTCCGGTCAAGTGCTCATCAGCGAAACCATCGTCGTGGATAAGCCTATTCGACTGATCGGCCGAGGTGGCTCCGGTTCAGGAACCGCATTGCCTCGCTCGTTCTTTTTGAAGAAATCCCCCATGACAACGGCGGGTATTCAGCTTACCGCTGTGTACGCCTGCATGTTGGGCGGTGGCGTGGCGGCGCAGGCCGGCGTGGACGGCAACGGCATTGAATTGCTTGCCGGCTCTCAATATCTGCGCGATGTGCATGTTGACCTACATACAGCATCGACTACGAACACGCCAATCAAGGTTGGCAACGGTGTCGCCAATGTAGATGGCTGGTTTATTGACCACTGTAGCGCCGTCAATGGATTCAACGGCATCAGCATCGATGGCGATTACGGAACATTGCTGCACTTCAATGCCAACTCGAATTTTGCCAACGGCGTTCGCCTGGAAACTGGTGCCACCAAGAACAATCTTGTCAACGTGGTCACCGCGTCTAATGGCGGTAACGGTATTTTCTTCAATACCGGCGCCAACAACAACACAGTAATTGGCGGTATCCGCAACGAGGCCACCAAGGTGGTGGTCAGCGCCAGCGCGACCGGCAACCAATTCTTCGGTTTTGACACAGCCGAGGTGTCTGACTCTAACACCGGAACGTCACAGAACACCGTTCGCGCAGAACGTACTATCGCTGCGCGAGGAACGTTCACGCCATCACTCGCCGGTTCAACGACGCCGGGCACACAAACCTATTCAACGCGAGCTGGGAATTGGGTGCGCTATGGCGATTTCGTTTGGGTGGGAATCGCCATTGAAATGACCGCCAAGGACGCGGCGACAGCAGGCAATTTGCGCATCACCAACTTGCCGTTCGCTCTGCCGTCTGGCCTCACATCGATGGTTGCGAGTGCCGCCGTTGGTTCATTCGGCAACATCGATCTGGATGCGGGATACTCCACCATTGGCATCGGAATCGAGGCAGGCAACACGTACATCACCATGACGCAGGCGGGTGACAATGTGGCGGTCGCGTTTCTTGCGGCAGCCAATTTGCAGGCCACAACGCGCATTTACTGTTCATTGGTTTACCCGGTGGCGCTGGTATGACGATCCCGGCTGCGCGCACACAGGTACTCAACGCTGACGGCACGGCCGAGCGGGCCTGGTATCTGTACTTTTCACAACTTTCTGGCGATGTGCAGGAGTACGCGCCAACCATCGATACTGCCGGGGGCGGCACGGTGTTGGGCAATAGTGCCGTGGTGGGGCGATGGTCGCGCAATGGGGGCACTATCTCCGTGGACGTGCAAATTACCATCGGCGTTGGGTTGGTTTTCGGCGCTGGCATCATTCGCGTCAGCCTGCCAATCAGGAATGTTTATCCGATTCGGCAAATGCAAGGCTGTTGCATGGGCGACGATAGTGGTACTCTCTATTTTGGCGTAGTGGTGATTGAGGCCAATGCCCAGGTAGCGGAACTTCGCGCCGATGGCGGCGGATTTACCGGCACGTTGCCGGCGACGTGGGGTGTGGGGGACGTGCTCAATGCCAGCTTCCAATATCAAGGGTGAGGACGTGCAAGTCCGCGACTGGAATTGGCCCCTGATCGCATTCCTGGTGCAGATGGCCGGCATCGTCTGGATTGCGGCAACGCAATCGGAAAAGCTGAACCAACTCATACTCAAGGTAGACAAGATCGAGGCGGCCGGCTACACCAAAGCAGAAGCCGCGTCAGATGCACGGCTTCAGCGCGTGCGAGATGAGGCCCAGGACGCGCGCCTAATGGGCTTGGAGCGGCGCAGATGAGATGGGTTAGACCTATGCTGCTCATCACTCTGATGCTTGGGCTGTTCGTGGTCACAAGCTGGTTTGCGCGCGAAAAACTGATCACGGCCGAGGTCTATCTGGCCACATGGTCGCCAATCATTTCGATCATGGTTGGCCATCTTTTCGGCGAGCGATCTGCGCTCAAAAAGCCCGGGACTGATACTTGATGGAAATTGAGCTAGAGCGCCGCGCGCCGGTCGGCAATGCCACGCCGGGGCAGCTTTTCGTGGATGGACACCCGCAGTGCGGTTCGCTGGAGCGCGTCGCGGTGCAGATCCAGGCCGGCCGCTACCGCGTCATCCTGGCCAACTCGCCGCGCTTCGGCCCGGACACGCTCACCCTGATAGATGTGCCTGGGCGCACGCACATCCTGATCCACGCCCTGAACAGGCCCGAAGAGTCAGACGGTTGCATCGGCGTCGGCCACGTCGCCGGCAGCGCTATCCTGGGGGGCACGTCGCGGCCCGCATTGGCCGCCCTGAAAGCGAAAATCCTAGCGGCGATCCTGACGCGCCGCGAGCAAGTCTGGATCACGGTCAGGAACCCGCCGGGGTTGCCGGCAGATAGACAGGAGGTAACCAAGTGAGCATGTCATTCGAGCGACCGGTCAACGCCGAGGCGATGGCCAAGATCAAGGAAGCATTCGGCGCCCACGCCGCCAGCGACGGCAAGACGCTGCTTTTCAACAACATGACCGGCTTCAATTCGCGCCAGATGACCGAGATCGCCAATGCGGCCGGCCAACCGGCGACGGTCGAACTGCATGCCGATGGCGACATCAAGGTCATGGCCGACGGCACCCGCTACCGCGTCACGAAACAAGGCTGGCAACGACTGCCGGCCGGGGAGGTCGCATGAAAACCATCACCAGGCTTGCGGGAATCGCCCTTGCGGGCATTTTCTCTGGCTGCGGGCTACTTACCCCCATGTCGGCCGAGCAATTGGCTGCAGCGGCCAAGGACAAGAACGCGGCCATCGTTTGCGGTAAAGGCACCGGCACGGGTGGGGCCGCCAATATCGTGGTCGTGAACGCGGACAAGGGCGTCGTCACCAACGGCACGATTACTGTGGACGGTGACTGCAAGGTCACGTTCTCGAATGCGCCAGTCGCAAAAACGCCCTAACCTGGAGCCAGCTCTTGGAATCGAACCAAGATCTGATGCTTACAAGGCAACTGCTCTGCCACTGAGCTAAGCCGGCCGAAAAAAGAAGCCCGCCAGAAGACGGGCTTTTTCTAAAGTGACACCACTCAGGGAGGAGAAATGGTGAGCCACCACCATAACTCCTACTAATCGAGGTGTCAAGTGAAAATTCTGCATGCGTTGCTGCTGGGAATGTTGTCATTGACCATAAATGCCAATGCCCTCGAATTCTTCGATACATGGGAGCAGCCGGCAGGAACTGTGTCGCAACTCACGGTTCCCATGCGCGGTGGCGCGCTATACCTGGCAGGAAAGCGTGCCGCTGGAGAAACGCAATATGTCGAATTCACCATTGATGCGAGAGCGTTTTTCCAGGCATACCCAAACGATCATGTCTACGTGCTTCTGGATGCCACGCTATCTGGCGGACTATTCGGCCGAACAGGGCGCGGCATCACAATTCGCGCTGATGGGATTCGGTTTGAAAACTTCGCCTACGGCGCCGAGGTTTCTGGCGTTCGCGCTGTTCCATTCTCGACATCCGCCGTTCGCATAATCGCTCATGCCAACGCAGGCTATGTTGCCTGGTTCGTGATGAACGGCAATCAGGTCATGCTGACCGAATCTCTGGCGCTTCCTGACGAAACCATGTGGGCAGATAAATCGCTGATCATCATGGGCGCAACTTCTGATGCCAATCCAACTCGCGTCCCGGCCTCGGTCGAGATTCGTGATGTTAAGATTGGGAAGTTTCGGTAGGCTTCATCGCGGCATCGATGGCGATGTCCAGCGTATCGCCATAGACACATTTCGTTGCAGGAATCCCATGGTCAAGTTCAATGCGGACCGGCCATGGAATGCTTGGTTTTGGAATGGGTTTGAAATTGGAATTCTGCTCGGTCTTGCCGAAGTGCCAAGGCATCGGCACATCGTGCGGTTCGCGCAACCACCGATACCTATCTGCATCCTTCTTCGACTCAAGGCCGAGGAGGGCGAGTTTGCATAGCTCGATGTAATAGTCCATGCCGATATCGGCCGCGCTTTGCGTGTAGTCGATGCCGCGCGCTATTGCGCACTGCTTTTCTTCTTCGGTTTGTTGGATCGCCTCGCGCAACTCTTCCGCTGTGATGGTCATTTCCCCTCCATGAACGTTTCCCAGGCCAGCGTCGTGACCTTGTGACAGCACGCTGGGCAGTGGTTCAGCAAGCCGCCCTCGGCTTCGTCCCAGTCGCACTGGTTGCAACCCTTGAGCAATTCGCGAAACGCCTTTTGCAGCTTGGTGAGTTCTGTGCGCTCTTCCTTCAATAGCTTGTTCACCATGGCGTTGACTTGCTCGGCGTAGGCTCTTTGAAAGTTGGCATCGAATTTAGCTAGCTCGCACTCACGCTGGGCACGTTGCAGCTTAGTCCGCTTTTGTGCGCTGCTCACTTCTTCTCCCCCTTCCCGACCAAGATGGCGGAGCGCTTCGCTTTAAATAGCTTTCCATTTACACCGCAAGGCTCGCCTTCCTGGCGAAACACATACAGCGCGCGGCCGAATCCGTTCGTTTCCTTTAAGCTCTTGGGATGTGCACAGAAAGTTCCGTCCATGTCGTATGACCAGAATCGACAATTACTGCAGTGTCGATCATCGTCCTTAATATGGCGGTTGTTGAATTGATCCTCTGTTTCCATCATTCCTCCTGTTTGTGTTGAGGCCCCGGCGTGTACTCGTACACATCCAGGCCCTTGTAGAAGCGAACGATCATCGCCATCGCTTGAACAGCCTCCTTGCGAACGGCGTCTTTGCTGCTCTTGTGCGGTTCGTAGGTGAGTTGGAGCACTTCTTTGTACAGTTCTCCAACTTCCTCGCCAACGACCTGACAGGCGTGAATCGGATCGGTCGGCCAGGTTGGAAATTTGGCAACGGCTTTCTGCAGCTCGGCGCGGAGATCGCATAGCCATAGTGGCTCGACGCGCTGTTCCAGCTCAGCAACCCTCTCCTGCGCGGCATCCAGCAATTGCTTTACTTCGCACCAGGCCTCCTGTGCAAGCGAACCTTGCTCCTGCTCAATGCGCAATTGAGTCTGCGCAGCGATTAGATCGCGTTCGAGTTGTTCTGCGTGCTGTTGGAGCGGGCTGATCCATTCGCGATGCAGAACATCTTTCATGGACCCCGAAGCCAGCTGCCGAAGCAGCGCATCCGTGCGAGGCGTCTCCTGCTTGTCGGTGTGGGGCACGGTGATTAGTCCTTTATCCCGTGTGCATCTCGCTTGTGCTGCCCCAGTCCAACCTTCTTCACCCGCTTGTTGCAGATTGGACAGTTTGTTTTAGCGAGATTAGGCTTCGGCCCCACGTCTTGGTAACCGCCAAGACCCGTTTTGCGGACATCTCGGCCGGATTCTCGACGATCCTGTGCGCATCCCTTGCACAAGCGTGCGAAGCCCACATCTTCGCCCATGAACACTCCGCACCCCTCGCATAGCGTCCCATCGAGCATCATGTCAGCTATTTCACCCACGGCTCTGCTCCTGTTGGTTGAGGTTGCGGATGCGACGACCCTTAACGATGGTCGTTGCCATTTTCGCCTGCCTCTCGACTTCTGCACGCGCCGCTGTGAGCAAGCTTTTCAGCTCGCTGTCGCTCATGCCGGGGAGGTTCATTCGGCCGCCAAGAACTCGCCAGACTCGTTCAACCAATACCACGTATCCGCCTTGATGCCGTCCTGGCCGACCACTGCGCCCTTTGCGTGCACGATCTTCCAATCGCTGTCGCGATATACCGCGAAAATTGCACAGCCGTCTTTGCCGCGCACTTTCCCATTCCGGCCGCTGGCCGTGGCCGCGCCGTAG